AGGTATTTTCTTTTTATCTCTTACTTTTTTCATATCATTCCAATCCGTGCAATAATAGTAATTTTCTATCTTTGGATTACCATATAGTTTTTCAGCACGAAGTGTTTGAACTGGAACATGATACATTTTTTTAATCTTTGTATGTGTTTCATCCCAATATACTTGAAATGCTGCATTACCAAATAACTTTAAGTCAAATGATACTTTCTTCAATTCTTCTTGTGGTAAAAGTTTATTTAAAATTTCATTAAATGCTTCATTCTTAGAATAAATTCCTTTACCATATATTAAATCTGCAATACCTTCAACAGATGCTGCATTAGTTGTTGATACATTGAACGCTGATATAATTGCATCAAAAAAATCATCTTGTCCATAAACACCAAACGGCACCCATGTATAACGAGTTTTAGTATCCTCTTGAATTATAGGAAGTTGATTATTGTTTACATTTACTATTGCGAAGTTTTGTTTCCCTTTCATATTAGTTATAGATTATATACTTGTTCTCACTTTCATGTGATGTTATTGGCGGTATTTGGTTTTCGTATTCTGATTTTTCTGCAGTAGTTGGGTTATATACTTGGAATGTTCCTCTCCATATATCTACACTGCCTGATGGTGTTCCATTATATAGAACTGCACGATATTCATCACCTGGAAATGTTCCAGAAATACTGGCAGTAAATCCAATATAACTTTCATATCCTTCGTATGTGATACCACTTAATGATGCGGTAAATGTATTTAAACCCATCATATCAGTCAAAGACATTGTGAATTCGTTTAATGTAGATGCCGTAGGTTGTGTTCTAAAGGTATATGAGTTGCTCTGTGATATATAATAACTCTGCATTATCTATGTTTTATATAATAAAAACAATGAGTTTGGTAAAAATAGTTATGAAACAAAAAAACCCCACTCAAAAGAGTAGGGTTTCAATATTTTAATTCACAATATTAATTATGAACCGTAAACAATAGTTGGTTGAACCGATAAACCTGCAAAAGGGTTATTTACTGTGCTTCCAGATAAGAAGTAAGCTGGTTCTTTTTCTAAACCTGTAAGAGTTACTGAATAACCGAAAAGGTCACCCAATGCTCCACCTGTTTGAATAGTTCCTGCAGTTACATCACATCCTTCTTTGTTACCAATAAGTAATGCTTCACCATTCATAGTCCAAACTACAACCTTGGGACGCCCGTATGCCATAAGTTTAAGCTGCGTAGTCATCTCGTTAGTCAACTTCTTTAAGTTTAATGTCAATTCTTGTTGGAAGAATGTTGTTCCATTCTCTCTAGAAGAGTTAACTGTTTCTGTGTAAGAAGAATTGCCTTTAAGTTCATAATAATAAACCGAACTACCTGATGGATTGTTTAATGCTGTTACCAAATCGTTAGAGTCAGTTGCTGCAGATGCAGTGTAATAGTTTATAAAGTATACACCTTGTAAACCACCAACACTTTCTTTACATACTTCCTTTCTACCTGCTGATAATACGCATTGTCCTGATGTGTAAGCCATGTTATTATTATTTAGTTTGTTATTAAAAAGGGTGAGTGTTTAACCCACCCTTTAATTAGTTTTTATTAGTAAGCTCCGTAGTAAACGATGTCTTGACCGATACCAAACTGAACACCAGCAGTGTATCTCATGATAATTCTATAATTTTGAGAACCATCAATGTTAGCCATATCAATTACTTTAACTTCGTTCATATCGCTTAAAAGGCCGGTTCCAAAGAACAAATTGCTCTTTTGTGCTGCAACGATTTTGTTGTCAGACATACCAGGACATAATACGATATCAATACCATTAAAGTTGTATGGTTTTTCACCAATTACAAATTGATTTTGGTAACCATTCGCACCCACGTTAGCCAATGTAGTACCTGTTGAAGTTAAACCAGCAGTTGCTAATTGGTATTCTTTTGCTACATTTGTTCCTACATAGATAACTAAGTCTTGCTTACCATATACAGTTGTAGGGATAGTTTCAACTACTGATTGTAATTTTTGGATTACATTCGCTGAAGTTACACTACCAGAGATAATAGCAGATGTTCCACCTGTTAATCTTGCAGGTAAAACTGAGTCAGATGCAGCTAATGCTACTGAAGCAGAGAATAATGTTTCAAAACCAGAGAATTGACCATTTGTTGCAGTGTCACCTTGCCAAATAGATTGTTCAACAGCTTGAGCCACATTACCACCAACATAAGAGATTAAGAAGTCGTTAAAGTTCTTAGGGATTTCGTCAAATGCAGAGAAACCTAATTGTAAAGCTTCCCATGATTGAACGAATTGTTGCTTACATAATTGTAAGTTAACTTGGAATTCTTCTGGAGTTAAAACTCTTTCAGAGATTGATGCAGTTGCAGTTGCGTTAAAGTCACAAGATGCATCTGAAATTAAAGAGGATAAAGCAAGTTTTTGGATTACGCTCTTAAATTTTACATTAGGCATAATCGTTACTAACTTCTTATCCAAAGTGTTTGCAGATAATAACGCGGCTGCGATATATCCACTTGCGGCTTCACCTGCGTATGAAGAGTTACCGGTTGGGCCGATACCTTCTGGCATTGTGCCGAATTTTTGAATTTTGTTCATGTTAATTCGTTTTTTGTTTTTTAATATTTTTAATTATATAATCTTGATAAGAAAGAAGATTGTGGGTCTTGTAATTTCTTACCATAATTTTTTCTGTTTGTTTCAAATTTCATAATAGAATTAGGGTCTTCGATTGGAGCACCATCTAATTTTGGTAACTCTTCTTCATCAATCTCAGCCATTTTGATACCAGCAATTTCTTCAGTTACTTCTGAATTTACAGGAGGCATCATTGTTTCCATCATTTTCATTTTCTTTTCCATCTCATCGATACGATAAGCCATTTCTTCCATTTTCTTACCCATATCTACTTCTTTGTCTTCACCAGCTTCGTCTTCTGCTTCAGCATCTTCAGGTAAAGTTTCAACTTCTTCAGTTTCTTCTTCCATTTTTAATGTTCCTGATTTAACTTGACCTTCTGAGTCTGGCATTACATTTTTCTTGTCTTCGTTGCCTACTGATGGGATTGGTTTTTCTTCAATCATTTCAGCGTCTTCGTCAGCCATTTCTACATTCTCTCTTTCTACAATTTTACCATCTTCTGTGATAACTTTCAAAAGAGTTTCATTACCTTCTGTATCTTTCAACATTAAGTCATGTGTTCCGTTAGGTGCTGGAGATTTAGTTCCATCTTCAGAAACTACAAAAAGTTCTTCACCTACATCGAATGTTTTACTTTCTACGATTGTTCCGTCTGCTAATTTAGCATAAGTTAATTCAACTTCGTTAGTTGATAAAAACTCTACAATCTTATTTAATACATTTTTTGCGTTCATATTTTTTTGGTTTATATTATTAAAAACAATGTTTTTTGATTTTATAGTTATTTTTAATTTGTGTTAAAGGCCAAATTTACTCCTGTCTGCATTCCAATTTGTTGTAATTTCTGCATCTGATAAAGCTTTATTATACATTCTAACAATTGATATGTCTCCAATTATACCCTCTGTTGGAATTGCAGGTTCACTTTTATATCTATTTCCTACACAAAATAATGTGCCTGCTGAAGTGGAAATTGTTCCTGTTCTTATGAGAGTGCTATTCATATACATTTTAAAGGTGCTTCCTGTTTTTGTTGAAGCAAATTGTGTCCATTGACCTGATGTAAATGTTGGATTACCTGCATTTGTATTCCATCCACTATCTGGGAAATAATTAAACTTACCTGTTGGTTGAATAGCTTGTTCAAAATTATCACCAGGTCCGTATGAAGTCATACGTGAAAATAATCCGCTTACAGAACCACTCCAATTTACCCAAACCTCAGTAGTGAAATCACTTGTTAAAGTATAACTTGCACTAGCTCTATTTTGAACTTGTGTGTTACGAAATTGTAAGGTTGGAATTGGTGATGATGCAAAACTTGCACTCACTCTCATATTGTTGCCATATCCACTTAAATCTGTCCAAGTGCTTCCTGAACCTGGATAAGATGCTGAATTTGTTGCATCTACATATATTCGTAAACCATCTGTCACATATGAACCAGCTACTGGTGCTAATATTTGTCTATTAAATCCAAAGTTTTGAAATATCATATTATACTAATGCTTTAGTTGATACTAAATTTACTTTTGATGTATTGAATGCAACCAATGATAGAACATCAATACTTCCTAAACTTCCAGAATATGCACTACCTGATGGTTGTGCAACATTTGGTGAGAAACGGATTGATGAACTTGCACTTGCACTTAATATCAAAGTAGATGTTCTACCAGGAGTTATGTTTGTTACATTTAAGTGTAATGGAGTTACAGAAGATGTTACTTCAAAGTAGTTACCTAAATTAAAATCAATTGATGCAGTATTAGATGTAATACTTGCCGAAACAACATTACCTCCTACACTACCTGTGAATGTGGAGTTACCTATAACTTGTAATTCAATTGTTGCAGATGAACTTAATATTAAACTACCTGTTATAGTTTGATTTCCAACAAAGTTATTGCTACCTGTTGTTGCCAACGATGATGTTAATGTATTTAAATTACTAACAGAAGTGTTAAGACTTGCAGTTGTAGTATTTAAATTACTAATAGAGATTAATGCGGATGCACTAAATGTTTCTAAATTAGCAGTTTCAATTAGTAAACTCGCAGTAGTTGTTTCAATGTTATTCAATCTACCATCAGTAGAAGAAGTATATGCGTTAAATAAAGAAGTAGTCGTATAACTTCCAGTTGCTGCAATTAAACTATCTACCTTTTGGTCGTTAGATGAAGTATATGAATTGAATGATGCACTACTTGCAAACGATGCAGTAGTTATTTCAACCGGTTGATTGGTTGTTCCACCTACCCACATATATCCTGTATCTAAACCTGGTAATTGTGCAGGACCTGGGTTTAATACCAATCCTTTACCACCACTACCACCTTTGGTTACTACTCCTAATAATTGAGTAACTGAATTACTTCCTGATGGTAAAGATGCAGACCATCCACCACCTTCTGCTACATATATTGATTGACCTGCTACATATCCTGTCAAATCTATTCCTTCTATTAAACCTAATACAATTGCATTGGTTGTATTGTTTACACCAATAGTTTCATTTGCAACAAATGTTACTGGCATCTTAGCCGGAACTGCTGCATCTGCTTTGAATACTTTTGGGTTTGCACCTTGACTACCACTAATATATAATGGGTCACCTT